AGCACACCGTTGTCTCCCGGTCGGTCGTTCATGATGATCTGGTCGCATACCGGTCCGTTGATATACCCCTCAGCGAAAATATCATATACGCTCGTCATGACGCGTCCTTGTTGTATGCTGCAACAAGCGCATTGCATTTACGCACGTTTGAGTTGTTTATCACATCGCACCGCCGAAGATCGTACAGCGTATCATTGCACCGTTGTTTTATGCGCAGGTAGTCATCAACCTTGATGCAGAGATACACGCCGTCACGTTTCGGGATCAGCTCCCAATTGCGGCCGTCTTTGAGCAGACTACCACGGATGCCATGTACTTTCCCGATCTGTTCGTGTTTTTTGGGCTTGAATTCTGTCATCTTCGGGTCTGGAAGCCTCGGCAGCGGCTGGCTACATCCCGAAATCATCAATCCAATCGCCGTCATAATCAGCATCTTGAATGGATACGTTTTCATCGTGCTCATCATCGATGTCCTTTAATAGTTTTATCGTTGAGATGTCTATCTCCTCGATGTGGGCTTTTGCCTCTATCTGTTTCGCTTCGGCCTTTGTGCGCTCAAGCTCTGTCTCAAGATGGTCGTTAAGGACGTTAAGCCACAGCATGTACGCAACTATAATACCAGCCAGCCCTATTACAGCGTACAGCTTCGTCACATCGTTATCCTGTACGCGATGCAGGTTGCCAGCGCAATGGCAAGCAGTTCGATCAAGATCATTGGTATATTGGTTTTCTCGGATATAAGTTGGAACATGTTCACTCCTCGTAGTCGCTCATTGGCTCTTTTCTCTTCACCTTCAACCCAAATTTCTCCAGAACGCCGGGGATGAGTTTCCCAGAGAATTCAATAACCGTGTCGTAGTAAAGAGAAAAAATGAAAGCTATCGAAATAAGAAAAAACCGCTCAACGGAGAACTCACACTGGTGAGAGCAGGACACTCCGCCGTAGTACGTCACGGCCGCCAGTGCCATTGGGGTAGCGATAGCGGCGGGTGCCCCCATGATTACCTTTCGTTTGTCCTCCTTAAATGCATCGTGGTCGTACCGCCTCATCCATCCCACTATCCCACCGATCAGACCGACGATGATTATCTGCCACAGTTCTGCCCCGGCCGCCGTAGCTGTAATTCCTGACAGGATGCCGGTTCCAGCTCCCTTAGCTGCGATCACAACATCTTCGCTCATGTGTACCTCCAGTTCATGTAGATGGAAACTGTCATGACGATCGGCAGAGACACCGTCGCCACCCAATCCCAGATATCAGGTGTATGGGTGTCGCGGTGAAAAAAGTCATAGATCTCTTTCGCCGCTCCGATGACCGCTGCTACTACAATGCCAGCCCACACAGTGAGCCCAACTGCGATAGCGAACGCCCAGATGAGCGCGCCTGTTATCATGTGTCCACGCTTGTCGAACGGGATCTTATCTATCGGATTCATCTTCGCTACCTTCCACTGTCAGAATATACATACCATCACGCTCCTCAACGTTGATTATCGTATCTTCTCCGTACTTGTCGCCTACCTCATATTTGTTTTTTGTCGTCACTGTGTACGTCATGATATCTCCTTATGTAAGTACATCCCAACCGTTATCAACCGCCGGTTGTTTGTCGTCGTCTGTGAGTAGACCCGCGGCGGCCGTGTATCGGAAGTCGATTAGTGGATTCGGGTCGATAGCCGTTACGTCAGGCAGGCTGTTGATTACGTGAATTGCTTCATCTCTTGTGAAGTTGTATACAGCATTAAACATAATTGATCCAGAACTAAGCGCAGGGAATTCAAATGAGCCGATATTGATAGAGTTGTCACGGTAGAACATATGAGTACCATTTGACAATTTATTGAACTTCGCTGCCGGGATATTAATATCTACCGCCCGGTGGAACTGATAGCTTCCGTCTGTCTGATTGCTGAACGTTGCTGATGGGGCGTAAACATTATTTGAGCTGTAAAACTGATACCTCCCGTCTGTTTGACTGTCGAACGTGGCGTTAGGGATAGCTTGATGTGACGTTGTGTAGAACTGGGCATATCCATTCTCCTGCTTGTCGAATGTGGCCTCGGATAATGTTGCCACCATTGTAGAACTGATTCGATCCGTCAATCTGCTCGTTGAAGGTTGCGGATGGGATATAGACATCCGCACACTCATAAAACTGACTCGCTCCATTCGTTTGTTCTGCAAATGAAGCCTCAACATAACGTATATTGAAACAGTACGAGAACATCGAGTTATTCGCTTCCATCCCGTCAGAGTCATCATAGAAGCGCACGATGTGCGACCTGGAAAAGTATGCTTTAATAGGGCCATTAACCACGCGCACCTCATGCAGACCAGGGGTGTAAACGTTATCTGGACCATATCGGAAATTCTGGTAATATGTTGAAATAGCACTCCCATCCTGTGGCAGAACTTTCACGATGTAGACTCCATCATCCTCGTATATCTGCTATCTCACCTGACGCTACATCGTATCTCGTATCATCCCCCCAGTCTACAATATAGTCACCAACAGCCTTTATAGCGGTCGATCTTCCTGAGATAGACGTGTCGAACACGCCTACGATGGCGGGAACGGAGAATGTGGGTACGTCTGGCCAGTGATCCGGCCGCGCGAAATCTGTCTCTTTCCTCGGCGCAGCTTCTATCTCACTTCGCAACGCAGAGATGGCAACGTCACTGAACCGACTGCAACATCCGGTGGGATCGTTAATGATCGAGGCCTCCATATCGCGGATGACATTGCTGAGGATCGGAGATGCTATACCAGCTGACAGTTTGTTGACAGCTGCGCGCAGTTCAGACTCGAATGATGGCGGAAGGCCACACGCGCCGCATTTCCCGGTGACGTTATCGAGCAGTTGTTGCCAATATGTCATGCGTCACCTCCGTATCTGGGCATGCGCGCGGCGATGTCCTCTTCGGTCACGTCGCCGCGGATCTCTCCGGCGACTACCCAGCACGCGTCGGCCCATTCAGCGATGCGGAGGCACTCGGAACGGAACGGGTTGTCGTACCCGCAATATGCGCGAACGCTCTGCATGTTGTCGTACATCATCTCTTTTGCTTTTGCGTCGGTCAGCTCTGTGACGACGCGCGAGACGAGCCTGCGCGTATAAACATCCCTGGCCTGCTCCATCGCGTCCGAAATGTCGCCGACCGGCTGGCCGTCCGTGAATATCACCTCACCGTCGATCATCTTGAACGGGCGCTTTACGAGCCGAGCGAATGTGAATCTGTCTATCATGTTATCCTCACTTTGCGTATAGTTTGATCTGCGACGACATCGTTATCTCTTTACCGTCCGTAAGCGACATGAGCTTGAACCGTATAACATCGCCGCTCTGGACGTTCATGGGGGCCACATAGATGAATCGCAACTCCTCTCCGTCGTCGGATGACCCGGCGCGAGAGTACTCTCCGTTCGTGACGCTATAGAGCTCTCCATTGATTTCGGCGACGATGGCCGCGCCGTCTCCGATAGACGTTTGGTCCGTGTTGATAGTGCATTGTGCCACGACGATCATTCCGGCGTCTCGCCTCGGGCGGATAGACATATCTGACAGCGTAATCCAGTCCTCCGGATCGGTCTGACCGTCACCACCCTGGAAATATCGTTCACCGGAGCTGTCGACCGTGAACGTCTCCGAGACCGCGTACGCGGTCGATATCGTCGCGGAACCATGGATCTCCGCGTTGAGCTTCGATGAGCTCCACACGCGATCCGGCGCGATGGACCCGTCATCGAGCTGTGCTATCGGAACGGATGCCACCCAGGCGTTCAGGTCAGCGACGAGCGTGGTCAGGTATGTGAAGAATGCGGACAGGAACACCCACCATTGCTCCATCCTGTCAGCAAAGCTTGTCTGCGAATTCCTCTCGGGGATCGGTGGCGGGGTCGGTGCCGGTGTTGGTATGCTCATCATTGCTCCTTATATGCTGTTATGATCGCGTCGGCGTCGAACACGATCTCAATTGCGTCACCGTCGGTCGTCCACGGCTCACCCATTCGCACCGGTGCCATCTGCGTTCGGTCGATCGACACACTGACGCTCATCTGTGTCGGCGTGCGCGGGACGCACAACATCACTCCGCTTCCGCCAAAATTCGCGAGCGTGTACACCTCGCCCTTGTTTATCTTGTATGATCCGATGCGTATCATATCGCCTCCTCGAGCGTCAACGACGCGGATGATCGCGCCGGGCCGTCGAGATTCTGTGACAGGGTTCCCTTAGCGAGTAGGATGAGATTGTTGAACATGCTGTTGTCACCCGTGTCACCCACGTACAACGCGATGCTGTCGTGAAGCGTGTCGACCGCGTGATAGAATATAGCATCGGCCAGGCGCGTGTCGAATCTGACGTTCAACGTCATGCGCACGGCAGGAGTCCTGCGCTCTCCAGAGAAAGCGCCGAAATCATCGCGAGAATACGAGCCCGTGCTGTCCGGGCTGCGTGGCACACCCCACTGCACACATCCGAGATACGTCGTGTTGCCTCCGATCATGTCGCCGACGACGACGTCACCACCGTCACCAGCAGTCATCCGTATCCTGACGATCGCGCCTGGAGATTGTTGCAGCTCGAAATACATCGCGCGCGATGTTCCTACGTACTCGACGTCGCAATAGGGAGCGAACATATAGTCATATTCATTTGTCTCGCCGCACCAGATCGCCTGTCCGCGCTGTTTGGTCTGTATCACATTCCCGCCGGCGTCGATGACGTCGACGATAATGGACTCCGCATCCGTTCGCACGAAGGCGATGTGCGTTATGTTCTCCTGAAAGAACGAGAACTCGAGGTACTCGCTATCATCCGTTGACACATCCTTGTTCCACCGAGTCGGCGTCGATGAGCGATTGTCGAGCATGGCGTACGCGTTCGCCGCACCCATATCCACCCAGTCGTACGGGTAGTCAGGAGGGGCGTGACCGACATTGTCATCCACGGCGGATCGGTATACTCTGTTGTTGTAGATACACTCTTCGGCGAAAAAATAGGTTCGCTCTGCGTCGTACGGTTCCTGATCTATCGCGACATTGATGGAGATCAGCGACGTGATGGTCTGCGTGATCGATATCATGCCACCTCCTCGATGCCATCGGCGTAGTTGCGGAGACGTTCGGAATAGGCTATCTGCCCGCTTGCTGATGCGACGTCCATCAGCAGCGCACGCATGGCGCGGTTCTCCTCTTTGACGGCTTTTAGCTCGTCGATCATTTTCTGGAAAAGTCCCTGCGATCCGTTAAGGCCGAGGTCGCGCGTCGTCTCGGCGTTAACGACATACTCCTGTCCGTGAACGATCCCCGCAAACGCATCGACGGGAAGGTCGCCGGTGTACCCGCCCGTCTGGAACTGCGCTACCTGCTGATAGAACTTCACCTTCTCGTACTTTGGCTTATACACCTGACTCTCGGTTCTTCCGGACTCGAAGAGGTCGCCGTCCACACCAAGCGTGTACGTCGTCTCTTTGATCGTCGCGAAGTACCCACCGGTATCTACCCACTCCTCGTGGTACCCCTTCTCGAGCGACTGTGACTTGTCGGCCGTCTCGCCCGTGTAGCTTTTGATCGATGAGGAGTACGATTTTGTGGCGCTGGTATAGTCCTCTATCAGCTCGGACACTGACTTGTGCTCCGTGTTGACATCAAGGATGTCATTGAGGACGGCAAGCTGCGCGTCTATTTCGTCCTTCGTCTCGAGTTGGGCGTCCTGGTACCCGCTGATCTGATACAGCGCCTGGGCTTTTGCCCAGTCCTGCTGGGCCTTGGACTCGAATTTTGTGGTGTCGTTGAGGTCGGATACTTCTCCGATCAGTTCGGTCATGCGGTTGTTGTACGCGTCGAGCAGTTCTTCGTTGGTCGTGTCTTCAGCGAACGCGTCCCACGCTTCGGACGCGAGGGCGAAGTACTCATCGAGCTGCTTTGCCGCGTCGGTATCCCCATAGAGCGCTTCACGTGCCTGCTCTACCCAATCGGTCCCGAGACCGTCACTGATACCCTGTAGTTCAGACTGCGCCGCTTTCAGTTCGTCGGTATATTCTCGTATAGCCTCTTCCTGCTCACGCAGAGCTTCTTCGACTGCCTTCTCCTCTTCTTCGCGCCTGCGGTCAAGCTCCGCCTGTGCCTCCTCAGCACGGCGCTGAAGTTCCTCTGCGGCTTTTTGTTCGGCAATGGCGGCCTGCTCATCCGCGCGCTGCTTCTCTTCGAGCAATTTCGCATAGGTATCGGCAGCCTGTTGTTCGCGGATATCGTTCTGCGCGCCATAAACGTCCCACCGCATACCCGTCTGCGGGGAGAAGTAGTTCATATCCATCACCTGCTCGTTCGTCAGTGACCCGCCTCCGCCTGATCCCGTCCGCGTCTGGTTGATAATGTTCCCGTTTTCGTCGTACATAGACGACGGTGTGCTGTTGACGATGGATACATACTCAGCCTGAGCATCCGCCGCGTCACGAACGGCATCGGTATGAGCCTGAATGTTCGAGACGGCGTCGGCGTGCGCGTCGGCCTCGTTCTCGATGGCGGCTACCGCGTCGAGTTCGGCCTGGTAGTAGTCGATGGTGGCATCGGATGCCTTGACCTCGGCGGAATACACATCCTCTATGGCGTCTTTTTGCGCTCCGAGCGACGACAGGAGTTCGTCGGCGGCTTCTTTTCGCTTTTTCGATTCCTCTGTTGAGGCAGATGTCGCAGCGGCCTCCTTGTGCAGGTCGGCGATGGTCTGCTCTGCCCACTTCTGTCCTGCTCCATCATTTGACAGCTTTATCTGCTCCATATACCCAGCGCGGGCCTTTTCTACTTTTTCCCACGCCTTGGCTGTATCGTACAGCGCCACGTTAGAGTCTGTTATGTAATTGTAGGCCTTTATCATGGAATTCATGGCGACGTCGATAGAGTACACGAACTCCCAGAACGCCGCGGAGATAAATCCGGCCCCTATCTCGATAAAGCGGAGAGCGTCACGCAGGACTCCGGCCGATTTTATGCTGGCGTCCATGGCGTCTGTTATCACCTTCGCCCACTCTTCTGGTGTAGAAGCGTCGAACGCTTCTCCTATTTCGGCCTTCACCTCTCCAAGGACTGCTTTTATGTATTCGAACACCCCCGCATCCATCACGGCCTTCTGATACTTGGTCCATGAGTCGTTCAGGTTGGAGATCATGCCGACCCATGTATGGGACAGGCGGTCCATGGCACCTGCGTACTTCTCGTTGAAGATCGCCGACAGGGTGGACTCGATGATGGCGCGGTTGTTCTCCACTGTCACCGCGCGCATCTTCCCGGATGAGTCGGTCCAGTTGTATGTGATCTGATCGCCGGTGACTTTGGCTTTGATGCCGAACTCTTTGAGCCGTTCGTTCTCGCCGGTCATGGCGTCGGCTATCGCCTCGACGGCCTGCATGAGGTCTTTGCCCATCGCGGCGGACGCGTCACCGAGCGCGATGAGCGACCCGGCTGTCGGGTCGATGCCGTAGGCTTTTGCCTTGACGAAGGCTTCGGTGACCTGGTCGACCTCGTACGGCGTGCGGGTAGCGAAGTCGCTCACCCACTCCATCGAACGGCTGGCGCTCTCAGATGATCCCTCTATCGATGTCAGGATCGTCTCAAAGCGCTCAAACTCACTGGCCGTAGCGACGAACGAGCTGGCGGCGGACTCGGCGGCCGAGAACGCCTTGGCGACACCGTAAACACCAATGGCTGTCTTGATGTAGTTCTTCAGTGCGGCGTCGGCCTTGTATGTTGTATTTTTCAGCGTTGTCAATTTCGCACGCGAGACGTCGATGCCCTTTATCAGTCTGGCGGTCTCTGCGGTCATCTCGACGACGACGGTGGCGGCTCGTGCCATTATGCTACTCCAAGTAGTTCGTTTATCTGATCGACGCTCATCGCGTCGATCGCCGATGCAGGACGCGGCGGGCGGGTGACGAGGAAGTCCTCGACGGTACGGTCGCCCTTGAAGTTGGCAGCGAAGAACATCTGCATCAGTCGCGCCATCTGCATCTCCTGTATCTCGGGTTCGGTGCTGAAGAACTCAGCCCACTCTTCCAGCTCCGAGGCGGTCATGGTCGCCTCGATCTGCGCTACGGTCCTTCCGATGTACCCGGCGACTCTGTGGAGGAGGACCCTCCGTTTGTCGCCGGCGGCTTTTTTGGGCGGTCAAGTTCCTCCAGCGCCTCACCAATGGTATTGATACCGGCAATGGCTCCACCACCGAGAGCGCGAAGCTCGTCGGCGGTCATCTCGGGATCGGTCAGCGCGTATGCGACCGCCTGGATCCGCCCGGCGGTGAATGCCTCGAGCGTTGGCCGAAGTTTCCCATTCTCTGCTGGTTCCGCGTCGCGGAACATGATCTCATTGACATGCGCGCGCTCGCCGACGCTCAGCTGCCGGATCGTCACCTCGCCGCCCCACTCGGGCACGGGAACAACACGGGTATCGAAGCCGAAGCGCTCTTTGAGCTTTTTTGCGCTGATCTTTTTCATGCGATCACCCCGTTAGGCCGCGGCCGCTTCTACGGGGATGCCGACCTGACGCCAAGTGGTCTCGGTCTTCCACTTTCCGTTCTGCTCGCCCTTGTGTTTGTAGCCCTTGACCTTGAACGGTATGATGTAGGTGGTGCCGGTGGTCTCAGAGCCGGTGGCGTTGTTCATGGTCAGGCGCACCTCGATCTCCTTGTCCGCGTCGTTGGTGGCGGTCTTGGCCGAGCGGACGATGGTGTCGGCGGCGTTGGTAGCCGCCTGTGTCCATGTGTACTCGAATGTCTGATCGGAGAATTTGTTCATCCCCAGTGTGACATCCTCGGTATCGGTCTCGAGGCAGTAGTCGCTCTGCTCGTCATTGGTGCCAAAGTCGATCTCGATCGCGTTGGCGTTGCAGACGAACTTCTCCCAGTCGGTGTCGCCTTTTTTTCGTACTTCGACGACGGTACCGCCGTACATGGTTTTGCCGGTGTTGGCCATGGTGTCTCCTTATGTGTTGGTTTGGAATGTGATGATCTGCACGAACTGCTCGGCAGGCTCATCGAAGCCGTCCTGCGAGACGACCTCTCGGATATCGTGGCCGAATGCGGCCAGAGCAGCGATGGTCTCTTCGCGGATGGTGACCGCGTCGAGGTAGTCGTCGGCATAGACATCGATCTCCCAGTCGGTCTGCCGCACCGGATCGGCGCAGGTGACGTCGTCGATCCGGTCGCGGCGGGTGAAGACAAGCTTCGGACTCACGGTGTCCTGATGGAACACATTCGCGAAGACCCGGCCGCCGACAGACGTGACGTTGTCGCGCAGGTGGGTGAACATCTCCTGTTCGATCATGCTATCTCCTTGTCTTTGCCAGCTGTTTTTCTACGCCGTCGTGGATCTTGTCAATGAAGGCGCGCGTCACCTCTGAGGTGGTCGCCTCGGCGGCCGGGCGCAGGTACGGCCTGGCCTCCATCTTGACGGTCCCGAACTCCAGAAGCAGGCCGTGGTAGGACCGCAGCTTGAACTTCGTTCGTGTCTTCTCTCCATCGACGCGGATGGTGCGGCGTACGGTGATGGTGCTCTTTGGCAGGACAAGGAACTGCACCGTGCCAGGAGGGGCTTTGTCCTCCTTGACCCTGCTGATGCCGATGCTCATCCGCAGGCGTCCGGTGCGTACCGGCGCGCGGCGTTTTGCCTCGTTCTTGATGACATTGGCCGCCGCGCGTGCGGCACTGACGACCACGCGTTTGCGCAGGGCGACGTCGAGCTGCTGGAGCGCACGATCGGCCTGTTCGAACGACCGGGTTACTGTCGGCACCTGCATCATGTGTCTGCCTCCTCCCGCGCGATGATCCGCAGTGCGCGGTCGCGCTCGTCGAGATTGAGTATCGAGACGATCTCGAAGGTGCGGTCGCGTGCGGCGATGCGCATCTTCGGATCCAGCCCGGGGATGTAGCGGGTGAGGATCTGATGGGTGGCCGTGGCGTGCTTCTCATGCGCGTACCACCGCTCCCCGCCGCTGACGGGTCGGATCTCCGCGAAGGCGTCGGCGTAGTCCGACCATGTCTCGGTGCGGCCGCCTGCTGCGTCCTGCCCCTTGATCAGCTGCTGGAATCGGATGCGGTGGCGCATGGGTCCTACTCTCATAACGGGTACACCCGATGGCTGTCAAGTAGACGATCGAACTGACCGGCGGCCGTGTCGGTGACGATCGTCCCGGTGACCAGACGCTCCCGATGCTCGAAGAGCGTCAGGCCGTAGGTGAGGATGTAGCTGACGATCTGTGACGGGGTCGGATCGTATCCGGCGGTGAAGCGGATCGTCACCATGCCGCCGTCTGCCAGATCGTCCGGAGCATCGTCGAACGTGATGGTAGCGCGATCGGTGGACTCGGATACCGTCACGGTGTAGTCGGTGATCGTCCCGGTCGTGCCGTCCGTCGCCTCATAGGTGATCGAGACGATCTCACCCAGCGGCGTACGATCCAGCTCAACGGGCGCGAAGCTCTCGACGCTCATCTCGTAGGTCCCGCGGGTAAGGGTGCGGTTGGTCACCTGCGCAGCCCGCTCGGTCGCCGCATCGATGGTGCGCTGGACCGTGTCATCCTCGAAGTCGTGGAGGATACGGTAGAAGGCCTTGGCCTCTGCCAGCGTGACGGCTGGGACAGGATCGGAGACGAGCGTCGAGACCGGCATCAGTCATCCTCCCCTTTGCGGCTCTCTACCACGGCATCGAGGATGTGGCGTGCCGCGGCGGTGAGATTGCCTTTTTTTGTCAGGGTGATGTCGCCAATATCGACCGAGGCGATCACCGCGTCGATATCCTCATCCTCGTCGAAGAACTCTCCAAGGTAGTCGCGCACCTGCTCGACGACGGTGTCGTCGCCCGTGTCGCCATCTGGGAGGGCCGGGCGTCCGTCGCGCTGGCGCAGCTGATCGATCATCTCTGCGCGCGCTTCGTCTCCAAGATGCACATCGGCCAGCCGCGCCTCCAGATCGACGACGCGGCCGTATGCGGCGGTCAGCTCTGTTTCGAGCGCTTCGCGGTTGGCCAGATCACGGGCGCGCGCTTCGCGCTGCGCCGCTGCGGCCACTGCTTTGTCGTGCGCGGCGCGGGCGGCATCGTATGCTTTGGGGTCGACGGGACCTGCTGATCCGGCATCGATGAGGCGCAGCGCCTCGGCGATGGGCAGATCGATCTCGTCACCGGGTGAGTTGGATCCATTCGCGCCGGAGCGTCCGACGAGAAGTTTCACTGTGAGCCTCTTCATCTCATCATCCCATCACGAAGTTGGCCGCAGCGTCGGTGAGCGTGAGCTTGCCATCGGTACGTTTGCGGATCCGGAATCCGATCATCCCCTCGTCTGCGTACTTCTCGTTAAGCCGCTGGAGGAACATCCCTCCGCGGTCTGCGATATCGTAGTAGCGCCAGTTGGCGATGACGGCGGGTTTCTCACCGGAAGTGAGCGCGGCCATGTGCTCGGACTCGTAGAGCGGTTTACCCAGGAGCATGTCGGGTTGTCCGGCCTGGTAGCTCGGTTGCCAGAGGTACTGACCGTTGCCGTCCTTGAGCTTGCGGACGGCCTTGACCCATGCGCTGGATGCGACGATCGCCGCGTCGGTGCGGTAGCGTGCCTTGAGCGCGTAGACAAACTCGACCACTTCGTCGGAGGTGATCGCATCGGCCGCCGCCGCGGTGACGCCGGTGGCTGCCGTGACGGTGATGCCTGTGGGTTTCCCCGATCCGTCACCGGTAAGGAACGCAACCTCCTCGGCCTGCTCATATCCGGCCTGCATTTTGCCGATCAGGTGTGCTTCGAGATTGAAGGCACTGTCCTCGAGCAGCTCTTCGGATACTTTGATGATACCGCCGACCTTGTGCGCTCCGATGGTGACGCTTCCGAACGTCTGCTCTTTCTCTGTGTAGGTCGACCCCTCTCCAAGCCAGTCGAACTGAGGCAGTCCTGTGTCGATGGGGATGTCGGTGGTGTTGGCCGTCGAGTAGACGTTGGCCAGCTGACGGATCCAGCTGGCGGCGTTGAGCCCGGTGATGATCTCGGAGGCTATCTGGGTGGGGACGAGGTAGCCGCCCTTGGAGTCCGTACCTTCCACCTGCGCTGCGCGGTAGGAAGCGAGGATCTTCTTGGACGAGGCGGACATGCCGGACGCGCCGTTGCGTACCATGTCGAAGAACGCTTCCTTGTGCGCCTGGAGATCGTAGGACTTCTGCGGATCTCCCTGCTGGTTGGTTCCGCCAACGAGCGGGTTGGAGGCAGGGGCGTTCAGGGTCGCTTCAAAATCATCGAGACGTTTCATCCGCTCGATCTGTTTGCCCAGCGCGTCGAACTCCTGCTCCATCGCGTCCCATTTTTGCGCGGCGGCTTCGTCCATGCCGTCGTGGTGTTTGTCGTTGAGGGCCTTCATGTCGTGGAAGAGCTTGTTGCGCTTCTCCTGCAGTTCTTTGGGTGTCATATCTGTGCTCCTATGAGTTTGAGTCTGTTGGCCGTGTAGCCAGGGCTGCGTGCCAGGGCTGGTGGCTCTGCCGGTGGTGGGGTCGGATCTGGGGCGGGGTCGGCGCGTGCCGCCGGGGCGCAGGCTGCCATGAGCGCGGCCATGCGCTCCTCGTCCGGTGCCCGCGCGGCGTTGCGGACGTGCGCCTCGCACGCGCGGAACCGCTGGGTGGCGAGCGCGATCGCTGTCATGCGGTCTGTCGGGGCTTCTACTGTTTCCATCTCATCGGCAAAACCTCCTTGTGTGATCTCCTCGCCGAAGAGGTAGGTCTCCTCGTCGAGCAGTTTGGCGATGGCCTCTTCGCTCTTTCCGGTGCGTGCGGCGTACGCGTAGATGAGCAGGCCGGTGAGCCCCTCGGCGATGTCGGCGGTGCGGCGCAGCTCTCGGTGATCTCCGATCCCGACCGTCCAGACGTTGTGGATCATCATCGTGCTGTTGGACCGCACGGTGATGGTGTCGCCTGCCATCGCGATGTAACTGGTGATCGACGCGGCCAGGGAGTTGATGAGGATATGCACCGACCCGCGGTCGTAGTCGCGCAGGGCGTTGTGGATCTGGATCCCCTCGAACACATCCCCGCCGGGAGAGTCGAGGACGACCCGCACGTCGCCGGTGGCTTCTGTGAGCTGTCGGATGATCTGCTCCGCGGTGATGTACCCGTAGCCGATCTCGTCGTCGATCTTGATGATGGTCATTTTGTTTCTCCTTTAACGGCTCTCTCGAGCGTGGTCATGTTGAGCTGGATCAGGTGCGCGTCTCCTGCATCACCCATCGCGTCGAGCCCCTCGAGCTGGCGCACCTCATTCGGGGTCATCACACCGATGTCGATGAGGGTGCGGTATCCGTCGGTGCGGCTCTTGTAATCACCGCGCATGAGGCTGTTGAGGTTGAACCGCACAAAGAGCGACGGATCGGATGCGAGGATCTGCGCCTCGATCGCCTGCTCGATCTTGACGGCGATGGGGCGCAGGGTGTTGACGACGAAGTTGGTGCTCATCTGCTCCATGTTGTTGAAGGTGCTTTTGTCCATCTCCCCGAGCATGTAGAGCGGTACTTTGAAGATCCCGGCGATCTCGGCTTTTTGAAATTTGCGTGTCTCGAGAAATTGGCTGTCCTCGTTCGAGATCGTGAGCTTCTCGAACTTCATCCCCTCCTCGAGCAGGATCGGTTTGCCGGTGTTGGCCAACCCCTGATAGCGATCCTTGAACTGTTTGCGCAGCTTGTCGGCCGCTTCGATGCTGAGCTGCCCGGGGTGGGAGAGGATCCCGCCTGCGTTGGCTCCGTTCTCGAAGTATTTTACCCCGTATGTCTCGGCAGTTTTTGCCAGTTTGATCGTATCGGCGTTGTAGGCGATCGGTGAGAGGCCGTCGAGACCGGTGCGATCTGGGAGTCCCTTGATGTGCAGTACGTCCTCGCTGGGGATCGCTACCTGGTCGCCATCGACCGTGTAAACGTAGACGACGTTTTTGGCCTCGTCGAGCATCACCTGCATGTTGTCTGCGATGAGGGGGTAGAGCCCGAGCACCTCCCCGCGGCCGTTGCGGACGATCTGCGAGTAGTGGCGACCGCGGAGATTGAGATCGGTGATGATCATCTGCCGCCACTCGAAGCTGGTCATGTAAGGGTTGGGCGAGAGGCGCAGGATGCGGGAGAGGGACGAGTCGGTGATCTCCTCTTTGCCTTTTTGGGTGCGACGGTAGAGCTTGAGCGAGACGGAGCTCATCGCGTCGGCGATGGCCTGATTGCAGCTCCAGACGGCTGAGTGACGCATCGCGGTCTCCGGAGTGATATCACCGACGTCGGCCGAGAGCGTCGAGTAGATCAACCCCGTAGAGGGTACCGGGTAGAGCCCGTCGGTCGAACGCGCGAAAAACCCTCCGAATATCCCCATCACTCACCCCGCTCACGTCCGTGGTGGACGATCAAAAACGCGCCGACAAGCGCGGATACGGTCATCATCGACGCGGCACCGATCCGGGCGGCCGACGGAGCGACGAGCCAGAGGGCTGCTGACAGGGTTGCGACGATGGTGAGGATGTACGCATAGAGCGCGAAGAGTATCTTGAGCTTTTCCATGTGCGAATGATATACCCGTTTTGCGAAAATGGGTAAAAGTATTTATTGAGAGTTAACACTTTTTGGTTTCGCGGTCAAAAATCAGCCAGTCCAGCGACACGTCACGGCGGGCGCAGAACATCGCCAATTGGTCGAGCGGGAGATAGTCGGCACTCTTATAGACGCGGATGGAGTTCGGGGAGAGACCGAGCTCTTCGGCGACGTGCCGATCGTATATGCGTCCTGGTATCTCCGGGGAGAGGATGTCCTTGATCCGTTCGACTATCTCGGTGAATGGGGTGTGGTTGTATGTCATAGTTCGATGAGTCCTCTCTCTTCGTAGATGGATGGTTTGGACGCTGCGTCCTGATCGTGTATCAGGTAGGCCAGCGTGTTGATGATGGCGGCGACGCCGTCGATCTTGCGGTTGTAGTCTGCCTTGTCCGGCTTGATGTTGCCAGCCGCATCGGTCAGGATCGCCATGTTTGAGACCATCCATGTGAGTACCGGATCGCCGTCATGGACGATCTTGCCGTCGGTGACAAGTTTGAGCAGCCAGCTGGTTGGCTCCGACAGGGTGACATACCCCTGCCGGATCGGGATACAGGCATCGTACCCGTCCTCGTCCTCCAGAGCGCGGATGATGCGGCGGGCGCGGTGTGGGTCATAGCAGACCGCTTCGGCGTGATCGAGCTCTTCGCGGATGTCGCGCAGGATGTACTCTTCGTCGATAGTGTTTCCCGGCGTTGCGATCAGGTGACCGGCCTCTACCCATCCGCTCAGCGGAGCCCGCAGTTCACGCTCACGCTCATAGACAGTCGCTTCTGGGATGTAGCACCGAACGCGGACATGATAGCGGTCATCCACACGTGACACGAGTGCTACGGCGGTGAAGTCATCCCGCAGCGACATATCCAGACCGACGATCACCGTGTCACTGGCATCGACCTCACCACGGCACGCATCCCAGCGATCGAGCGGGATGAAGGTCTCCTGCTGCGTCGTCCAGACGTTGAGGCGTTTTACGAGAAAATTGTTGAGCTTGTCGGGGCGTTCCCTCGCCTCGGCGGCCGCCTGGGCGAACTCATCCACGTCGATACTGACTCCGTAGTTCGGGTTGGCCGCCCGCCACACCTCTTCGCGAAAATAAAAATCCGGATCGTCATCCGGTGCAGGCGGTGCCTCGGCGATGAACGCGAACAGACTGTCATCCTCGACCACACCGTCGAGGACTTTTTTGGCGTGTTCTTCGAGGCGGTAAGCTGGAGAAGCGATGTTGAACCCTGCGGTGGTGATCGAGAGGATGAAGGGCTCCCGGCGCGACCCCTGCGAGCTCTTGACCACGTCCCAGATGCTGTCGTCCTTGTGGGCATGGTGTTCGTCGCATAGGCCGAATCCGACGTTGAGGCCGTCGAGCGTGTCGCTGTCGCGTCCGAGCGTGTAGAGCTCTGTATCGGTGCGGGAGTATCGTGTGCGGCCGTAGACCTCCCGGGTGAGTTTGCGCAGCTCAGGATGATGGCGCAGGATGCACGACGCAGCGTTGTATGCCAGCTTAGCCTGGTCCCGCTTGGTAGCGAAAAACGCCACCTCTCCGCCTTGATCCGGGCGGATGATCATGTCCGCCACCGCGAAGGCGGATCCCAGCAGGGTTTTTCCGTTTTTGCGCGGGAGCTTGATGTAGCCCGTCCGCCAGCGGCGCACCCACCGGCCATCAGCGCGCCGACGCTCCCACCCACCCATGATCGCCACGAGACGTTTCTGCCACTGCTCCAGCCGGATCAACTGCCCGGCCAGATCACCCTTGCAGTGCTGCATCGTCTCGATCACCTTCACGTACGCCAGCCCGAGGTTGCGATTGAACCGGATATCGGTACGCGCACCGGATGCGACGGCGGCTTTGTCAGCATCGTGTCGTGTGAATGTTTTTTCATAGTATGGCTGGATCATACCGCCACATCCTCTTCGTCGCTATCGACGACAAGCGCTTCGACAAAATCAAACAGCGACTGTGTTTCCGTCTCCTGCCCAAGCGTAATCCCGATCCGCTTACGCGCAGCGATCGAGAGCCCCAGTTGCTGAGCTGTTTTAGCCAGGGACGATTTGACCGCCTGGAGCGCGGAGAAATTCGGGTTCATGTATGGCGCACCTGTCTTGGGACTGATACACGTCTCACCCTCCGACTGCACGATCTCCTCCAGCCGGATCATCCGTTGATAATCAAACGCATAGCTCATCACCAGTGGCTCGTCCACCGACGAATAGTGTGACGAGAGCTCCGTGACGATCTCATCGATCTTGCGCACGGCAACATCTCCGAGGATCCCGTCAGCATCCTGCATCGTCTGCGGCTGGATCGTCTGAGCCGGAGCGTCCTTCTCTTTTTTCGGGCGCGTCCACTCCTCCTTGGTCGCGCGGCTGTGGATCGTGCTCCGCGGTATCCCGTACGCGGCTGACAGCTTGCGAAACGATGTCCCCTTCGTCTCATACTCCTCACGGATCCGTTCGAACATCTCCACATTCTTCGGACGGTTCAAAGGGTACCCCCCTCACGCGAACTTCGTGAAAGGTTAGGGGGGGCGGCGGTGTAGGGCGGTTTGCCTTGGTTTTTTCTGCCCCGCCCCTCCCGTTCGTCCTCCCGGGTCTTTTCGTTGTGGCAGGATCGGCACACGCCCTGGAGATTGTCCTCACAGAGCCGACACCCGCCGACGCTGATCGGCACGATGTGATCCACGATCACCGACGGCACCCGTCTGCAGAGCTGGCAGATCGGATCACGGGCAAGTATCCGGCGGCGCATCCGCTTCCACTCGACTGAGTGGTAGAAGACATCGGCATCCTGATCGCGGTGCAAGCGATCGTATGCTTTGGCGGTGGTGCGCTGGCACTGCGGGCATCGCGTGACGCGTTCGGTGCGCTCCCACATGCCGTGGATCGGGCAGATACGTTTCCCCATCCCTACGCCTCCATCCGCTCAGCCGATGCGGCGACCATGCTCATGACGCGCTGTTGCCCTGCCGGGAGGGCTTTGGTGGCGGGGGGCTTTAGGATCGCTCGGGTCAGAGAGCTTAGCAGTGCGTCGCGGAGTTTGCCGGTCTCGCTCAGCTCGAGGATCCCGTCGGTGCTTCCGACCGAGGCGAGGGCGCGTAGCTGCTTGATGCTGAACATCGGTTCCCCCTCCCGTCGGATGTGACGGAACCCCACGTCGCGACCTGCGGCGCGTTCGTTGCGGATCGTGGTGCGGACATCGCCGACCATGTGAACCAGCTCATCGATGAACCGCTCGCCCGCTTCGAACTTGTGGGCGTTGCGCTGGATCGCTTCGTCTCGGAGAAATCGGGTGACGAGGATATCGAGGCGTTCGGGCTTGGTGGCGTACTCGATGCCGCCGATCTGCTCTCGGGCGTACCGGATCAGCCGCTCAGCCATGTCGGAGACGGTGATCTGCGCTCGGGGATCAGCCATCTCAGCTACCCGGCGCACCGCATCGGTCAGTGCGACGGTGTGCTGTCGGTTGTGTGCATCGAGCCCGGCGACGTTGGCGAGTCGATGCATCTGCTCCTGGGCGATCATGGCAGCACCTCCACGTCGGTCACGTCACCCGCCGGGATCACTCCCGACGACTGCTGATCGTACCATGCCAGCGATCCGGGCTCGGGCTGGTGATAGCCGCCTGATCTGGGAGGCTTGGGGGCGAAAAGCCCCTGGTAGCCGTTGTCGATCGAGTGATTGACCTTCTGGACGAAGGCATCGGGATCGGCATCGTGCTGTTGCCTGAGCCGTTCGATGGTGATCGGCTTGATGGGTTTGCCGATCTGTTTGCGGTATTCGATCCAGTTGCGGAGCGGTTCGGGATAGTGGACTTCTTTTTTTTGTTTGTTTTTTTTCTTTTGTGACGGTTCAATACTAAGTGACGGTTCCCTATATACTGTTGCCTGGGTGCCCGCAGGTAGACTTTGGCTACCCGTTTGGGTGCCCGCTCGTGGACTTTGGCTCCCTCGATTTGGGTGCCCGCTCGTGGACTTTGGCTCTGCCTCATCCTCGAAAAATCCGGCGAAAATCTCGTCAAGTTTTTGGAGGTTTTCGGCGGGGTAGAGCAGGTAGATATTGGAGTATCTGCCTCCCTGTTTTTTGGCGCGGTAGCGTTTGCGGATCACCCCTTTGGCTTCGAGTTCCGATAGGTTGCGCACGACGGTGGTGCGGCTGAGTTTTGTTTTGTCGATGAGGGTCTGCTGATGAGGGTAGCATACGCCGTCGTCGTTGGCGTTGTCGGCAAGTGCCAGCATGATGAGGGTCTGGTTGGCGGTCAGTGCCGCGTCATTGAAAACGTCGTTGATCAGTTTGATGCTCATGTTATATCTCCCAGTCGAATTCATCGAGCACTGAGCCCGGCAGGTGTGGTGTTTGCGGTGTGTCGGGTTCGGAGGCAGGCGGCGCGTCCTCGGGCTCTCGTGCACGGGTAGTATCTCCGGAATCGCCCGTCCACGCCGGATCGAGCCAGTACTCTTTGTACTTGCGATCCTCGACGAAGCGATCGGCGATCGGCATACCCCAGTCGCGGCGCAGGTCGGCGACACGGGAGCGGACGTTGTTGATGCGGTATCCCTTGTCGTTCAACACCGCATGGGTACTGCGGTAGTCGTCGATCGTCTCCCCGCGCAGCAGTGCCAGGACGACGTACCAGTGGTGGGACCCCACCTTGAGGTGCCCCCCGTTGACCGAGCGCATCGCTCTGGCTGTGGCGATCACGTCCGGATCACGCCAGTCGATATCCTCATTCACCCGTGCACGGTTGTTCTGCTCATGCATCGTCGCCCTCCATCATCATCATCAGTTCTGCGATACTTCCGATCAGATACTCCCCGCGAAAGACCGCATAGCCGCTCCGACTGGTGCTCACGACATAGACGCCGTCCGCGAGTGTCGCATGGACGTACAGTCCTCGGCGCCTGGCCGCGCGTATCAGCCCATGCATGACGCACCTCCCGTCGCGGCGCCTATCTCCCGATCCGCCATACGGATCACATCTTCGTACTTGTCCCGCGCTTCGATCGCTTCTTTGCGGATCCGCCTGAGCTCGTCCACGTCGAGGTGATCGTCTGTAAGCGCGTCCTTCATCGCGTGGAACACGTCGGCAGCCTCCAGCATCGCCTGATCGGCGAGATCACCGGGATCGATCCTAACCGGAGCGGTCTCCATCGGCTCCAGCCGGTAGCCGTACTCCCGCACCCGCGCATCGAAAAACACCCGACGCGCCGGATCGTCGAGGGCGTGGAGCAGGCGTTCGCGCTGGGCGTCGTTGAGAGCGCGTTCGGAGTTGTGATTGAGCAGAGTGGAGAGCTGGATTCGGGCATTTGGTCCGCGCAGGCCGATCGCGTCGGCCAGGTGGCCGCGATCGAGGTGGTGGCGACGGTTGAAGTCATCGACCGCCGCGGTCAGAGCGAGATAGAAAGATACAGGTTTTCGCATGGCAGTTGAGCCTCCCAGCTCAGCAGATACGACAGCACTCTGATCTGCCGCCCGGCCGCGCTGGGAGGCGAAAACGGCAGGCAGCAGGTCAGAGCACTGTCCGGGGAGGCGGCAGATATGATATAATATCACCGCACCTCAGTGTGTGCGGAAGAGCGGCGATCCGCCAAGATACAGACCGCTCTTCCGGTGACATGACCGATAAACAGACACGATGGACACAAAAAGAAAGCGTCCATGTTTGGAAGTATAGACAAAATGTATATGCTTTGTCAAGTATGGAGAAAATATGGAAGGAAAATCACAAACGAACTGGAGCATCCTGACGCTGCTCACCGTCGCGGCGTGGGTGTGGATATGGCTTAGCTCCCCGGGTGTGGCGTGGACGCTGCTCATCATTGGGATCGTCGGGTTCGTTGCGTATTGGTGGTTCGTGCCGAACAAAGAGGAAGTTTTCGATATCGAGATCGTCGGTGAGTACTACGACAACGACGACGGCACAAGCCGCCAGGAGATCATCACCCGCGCAAAAGTCGGCGATCCGGTGACCCTGTCATTTTACACATACCACGGGGAGCCAGCCTGCGCGGTCAAGACGGCCGACGGACAGATCGGCCACCTGCCGAGAGACATCGCCGACGAGATGCTACAGGAAGTCGCCAGCGCAGACGATGTCACCGCCACCATCACAGACATCTATCGCAACGACCTCGGCACGCTGAACGTCGCCATCCGCATTACCACAAAATAAGGAGCAACACAATGAAATACCTTCCGGAACTTCTGGCCGCCATCATCCTCGCCGGGTGCGGAGGCACCACGACGACGGTCATCAACGGCGATGCACCCATGCCGCCAGACGAGAATCTCACCTGCTGCATCGACGACATCAACGCACGCTTCCCGCAAAACGAGCACGGTCACTACGGAGACGGTGTGATCTTCGGATCAGAAAAGATATGCAAAGAATGGGTGGTATTCAACACGGAAACGAACATGACGGTCAGGATAGACTTCGAATCAAGGGGATACTACTTCTATGATGACACACTTGACCCTGATTATGAGTATGGTGTTTCGACTGACGGGCGATCAGTAGAGACAAGCATGCACGGGACATTCACCATCACGAAGTTCCTGCCGCACCACCGATGGGACAACACCGGTACCAAAAAGGTCAACTGCTACGAGATCGACGGTGCTGGATACCCGGCCATGATCTGCCCGTGGTAGCCTACTGCATCACCCGGATCACCCGCCCGACGATCCGCATGGTGCTCTGATCCTCTGTCGGATCGTACTCCCAGCTTGGGTAGTCGTCGTTTGCGCTGCGGATCCACAGATGACCAGTGGCCGGATCGGCGGTCACCTGCTTGACCATCAGCACCCCGCGAAACACCAGCACATAAAGCCCGTCACCGTTCCACTCTCGGCTCTGCCGGCAAAACACCCAAGCCCCCGGCATCACCACCGGGACCATGCTCTGCCCGTCCACCTCGATCGCCCGCACGCCGTCGATCCCTCCGGGGAACATCCGCTCATCCACCCGCACCGATCCGCGCGTCTCCCACGCGTCGATGCTCTCGATGTTGTTTCCGCTGCCGGCCGAGGCGGTTGCCGAGAGTACCGGGATTGATGATCGCCCGTAGTCTGCTCGCGGTTCTTCTACAACATCCACGTCATCACCATGCTCAATATAGTGTATCTCCTCAGGAGTGAACACGTCTCTTAGTAGATGGTATAGCGCTGGAGGGAATTTCTTGACCCGTCCTTTTTCGTATCTGCTTATTTGCGTTCCATCTTTCAAAATTGCCCTTCCGACCTCGGCTTGAGACAACTTATTTTTCTCTCGCACTTCCTTGAAACGATCACCCCAGCTACTCATTTTCTACCTTTCTCGACAAAAAGACTTGACAAATACTATACATTTTGTCTATAATGCCATTATCAGTTCAAGTTAACGCCCGCCGTTAACGGATAACGATAAGAGATTATACCACACCGCCGCACAATGCGGCAAGGTTAATCGCCCTGTTCTGTAACACACCGACCCGTGGCGACCAACGGGCTGCGACATCTCCAAGGAGGCCAAAGAGGAGAAGAGAGCTTTCGATGATGGGTGCATACACGCCCATCACAGAGGGCTCACGAAGTGGGCATATGCGGTGTTGCAGCACCGCACATGCTGGCGTCCTTTAGTGCGCGGCAACCTTCACCAGGTGGTGAAGAGCCAGCACACAATAAACGACGACTAACACAATATCGATAGTGGCATCCACGTCGTGCCCCTTTTGTGGGGATACCACCCGCACAACCCTGCAAAACAAACCAAAAAAAAAGCTCCGCACACCAAAGCTCTCACCCGATCCCGTCGGTTCGATAGACCGTGTCCGGTGCGCCGGACGATACGGCACTGACAGAACTCTTCTTTCTCCTTTTGAAATAGTTCGCATCCTCCTGAGTGTATCCAAGCCCGACAAGTACGGCACCCCGCCGGGATCGTGTGAGAGCTTCACCTCAAAACAAAGGACCAACCATGGCAGAAAGACACCTGATCGCGGCGCTCATGCCGCACGTCGATATCGAGCGCAGCGATATCGAGTCCGGCGACACGCTCGCCCGCGTCACGCTCACCGGCACTGTTCACATCCGCAAAATAGCCGACATCGAGGACAAGGCCGTGTCCATCGCCGACATCACCCGGCGTATCGCCGCCCTGTCACAGGCCGAACTCGACATCCTCTCCCGGCACCTCCTCGCAAAATACTTAGTCGTATAGGAGCACACATGAAAAAACCCAAAAAGATCGGCACCACAAGCATGGCCGCGCTCTACGGCATGCCGCTGGCCACCCAGCGCTACTGGCGCGCTACCGGCAAGTTCCGCCGCGGGCGCGACTACGACCAGGACGGCAACGCCATCCTCTACTACACCGCTGCCCTCGACCGCCACG